ATCTTTATCACAAATATATATCTAATCTTATGCGGTGTCTTGTTTATCTCTGTGGCATTGGCTCTCAAATTTTTTACTTTCATCCTATCACCTCCTAATAATCATAATGTCTCCCAAACTCTTCATACTCTACGCATCTAAACTCATCTATATATCGTTCAATAAATTCTGAATAAGCTTCGAAGGTATATTCCTTTGGCTTATCTATATACAAAGCTGCACTTATAACATGAACCAAATCTATTTGCTTCGCAGTTGGCTCATCAACATTTGAAAAATCTAGTTTAAACTTCATTCTCTCACCTCATTTCGTAAGGTAAAGGTTCACCTACATTCCAATCTTTGGCGTCTCCCCAATGATTACCAATCTTTATATCTCCAGTAATAGGTAATGGGGGTGTATAACCAAACCATTCCTGTAGTCTTGTTGGGTCATCAAATACTTGTTTAATCTTGGGAGCCCAATAATCAACTTTATCATTCCTAATTTCATAGTATTGGGCATCATGTACTGTTCCCACAGGTCTGATAGTTGTGAAATTTGGGTCTTCTTTTTCTATAATACTAAACATTTCTATAAAGGCAGCTAATACATAATCACTACCAAAACCTTGTACCGGTGAATTTATAGCCTCCCTTTCAGCTCCTGCTCTGATATTATCATCCGAAGAGTATATGTTCGGGAGTCTACGTTTTCTGCCAATAGGTGATACTACATAACCTAATTTAGCAACCAAACGTCTCATTTTATCATGCCATTTTGGTAAGTCATGATACAATTCAAAGAACCTTTCTCGGAAATGTTTAGCTTCATCATCTGTAACTCTAATTCCATATTTTTCCCAAGAATATACCTTGAATTTCTTCCAGCCCATTCCATATAGGAAACCAAAGTTAACAGCTTTAGCCTTTTTTCTCTCATCACTTGTAATGTCTTCAGGTTTCTTTCCCGATACTTGAGCAGCTGTTGTCCTATGAATATCTCCTCCTGTGGCATATATCCTAAGCATTGTGCTCTCATTGGACACAGCAGCAGCTACACGAAGCTCAATCTGAGAACCATCTATCTCCATAAATGACCAACCAGGTGGAGCCCCAATTATACGTCTAATAAAATTATCTCTTGGGACCTGATGGACACCATCTTCACCAGATAGTCTACCGGTTACTGTACCATGTAGTTTAAAATTTGGATGTAATCTTGAGTTTGCATCCAATTTAGCTGTCCATGGTTTAATATAAGTGCTCATATATTTAGCCCATTTTCTGTATTCAAGTAAACCCATTAGTGCAGGATGGTCTATCTCTGCAGCTAAGTTAATAATCACAGACTCTGCTGTACTTGGAGCTCCCTTTTCTGTCCTTGCTAATACAGGAAAATTAAAACCATCTTCTTGGAAAAATAGTTGACCCAATTGTTTAGTACTATTCCAATTAAACCCTTGCTTTAGTTGTTTTTTCGAGAGGTTATTTTCACACCATCCTTCAGGTATCAAGCAGTCTAACTCGAACTTTGCGTTATTAAGTTTTACTGTACACTCTTCTGTGGCTTCTTTTAATCTCTCAGGGTCTAACCACATTCCTTGCTCTTCTATTCTTACGAACATATGAGAACCAGCCTCTAACAAGTGTTTATATATTTTTTCCATTCTTGGGTCATTCTGAAGCCTTTTAGAAACAATAGGGTAGACATGCCAAGAATAAAAAGCATCTAAAGCATTATATTTCAAAAGTTTAGCCAAATTCATACTTTCATATTGAGCTACTACATCATTAATATCTTGAACTACAGGGTCATATTTAGGAAAAGAAATTTCTGAACTATACTTGCCTGAATTACAATACACATCAGCCTGATAGTCAAGACTATGAGGTATATTCTCATCATTAGCATAGTCAATAAGCATATTATCTGGTCCAAAATTAATTGTTATTCCTGCTTTAGCTCTAGCCCATTTTTGGTCATACTTCCAATTATTTCCTACCACAGGAATATTTGGGTCTGTCAGAAACGGCTTGAATAAATTTAGCATAGTCTTTGTTTGACCTCTCCAAGGTGATTGAGGGTGTTCTAAAGGTATACCATAAGTAGTATGCCCATCAGCACATATACCCATACACATTATCTTAGTTTCAGGTCTCCAATAGTCAAACGTCGTAGTTTCAAAATCCAATGATAAATATTTCAATTTATTATTAATTTTTAGCATCTGTAAGGCATTTAAAGCGTCCCTAAGCGTCTCTTTATTCATTATTGATATATAATTATATTCAAAATCTGAAGTTTGTTGTCCAGAGGCAACAAGAGAAGCTTTAGTTAAATCAGCTGTAAACTGAACTTCATATTTTGGTGCTTTCAGTACAGCTCCAGGAGCAAAAGTAGGTATTACATTATAGCCTTTGTACTGTAATTCTGAACCTCTATATTTAGTTATACCAGACTTTCCTGTTAATGCCTTCAAAGCTATATTGCCTAAAGTAATTATTACCTGTGGGTCAATATCGTCTACATTTACAAAACTATCCATACATAGTTTTACCATATCGTTAGTCAATGAATTTGCATCCACCACCCTGCATTTAAGTACATTAGTATAAAATATCCTAGCATCGGGGCAAGTCTCACGAATAATCGTGTCAACTATTCTTCCCCTTTGTCCTGTAAAAACTTTATGCTTTTGGTCGTCTGTAAGATTGGGACAATCACCAACAACCATCATTATGGGAGAGCCATTTTCTGGCCCTACCCATCTTCCTTCTAAAGGCCCATTTAAGGAGTCGGCTCCTAACGAGCAAATATTACAAACCATATTACCCTCTCTTTCATTTTATAATTAATTATATCATGACTGAGTATCAAATGTCAACTAGAAAATTTAATTTATAAATTTACTTATCTGAAGTACGTCGTGAACATCACCCAAAAGAGAAAGAGCAGTGGGAGTACCATACATTTTATCAAAGACGATTAATAATTTAGTCCCTGGGTTATTCTTTATTTTTTCATACAAAGTAACTTGGCATTTTACACAGGGATAGTGTGTTACATATAAAGTATATTTACCTTTGCTCATATTCTCAATTTTATTAATACAGTTTTCCTCTGCATGAACTGTTCTAATACAATGTCCTTGATACATTATATGACCAGCTTTATCACAGTGTGGCTCACCTGAAGGTGCTCCATTATACCCTATAGCGACTATATTATTATTGGGGTCGACTAATACAGCACCTACTTGGGCTCTATCACAAGTTCCTCGTAAAGCTACGATACGAGCTATTTCCATAAACATTTTATCTCTGCTTATTCTTTTTACTTCTGCTTTAGTTTTTACCTCAGGCATAGTGATTGGATATTCACAGTATTTATTATCCATTATTTTTCCTCCCTTTCTCTAATCCTTACAAATCTTGGATGCCTTAGGTTACCGTCAGATGTCTTCTCCATATACTCGACTTCCATTATCATACCTACATACTCATCCTTGATATGATGTTCTCCATTCGATAACTTATCCTTCATGTTGTCAGTAATACCTGAGCAAGAACCATACCTCATAATACCATCTTCATCCTTAAACATAAATGTTATAGAACCAAACCAGCCCATCTGATATGGTTTAGTCAATCTGTTTAAATCTAAGGTAGCTGTCTGTGGGTCTTTGTAATACTTCTCAGGAAGTTCACTGCCTGTTATTGTAACATCCACAGTATCTTTCTTCTTGACCTTATACCAATGATTAACGGGTTTAGCTTCTCTTCCAGGCTTACCTAATCTATATGTTGAGTTTAAGTTTTTTAATACGATGCCTTCACGACCTTCTTCAAGTTCTTTATACAATAGGTTCTGTTTGCCTTCTTTAGTCACCTCAAATGGCACTATTTCTATACCCCTGTGGATACATAGAATTTCATTGTATAAATTATAAAGCAACGGTAGTCTTTTCTTTAACATATACCCTGTAGTCATATTATTGTTTATAGCCAATACGTCAAACACATGGAGCTTAATATGATGGTCCACAGGGACAGTTGATTTGTAGCTTACCATTCCTGATATTTCAGCAGAGGTATACCCCGGGCACCATATCTCACCATCAAGTATTGTACCGGCTAATCGTGGGTACTTTCTTTGTAGCTGAGGAAGCCTATGAGTAATCTCAATAGGCGTCTCAGGGTCATCTACACTAGCTCCTCTGGTTGTTAAATGTGGAGTACCATCTACATCAAACTGAAGTATTCCTCTTACCCCATCAATCTTCATCTGAGCAATAAATTTCGGGTCAGCTAATAGCTCATTGACTTTGTCCTCTGTAGGTGTTTTCTTACAGCCCATTGGCCAAATTTTTTCCATTAAAATACCCCTTTCGTATCTTTTTTATAAATATGAAGACTACCGATAAAATGAGTAAAGTTCCCAGGTTCAACTCCAGCTGATTTCGCGATATACTCCATCAACCTCACTGCCAAATAAATATCATTATGGAGATGAGTGGCAAAATCACAAGACCTCATCATATAAGTCACATTTAGCTTACCATTTCTTAGTTGAAATAGGTATCCCAAGCTGCAAGGTACTCTGGAAATACCACCGAGATTATATTTGTCAGTATGTTGTTCCCAAATCGAGATATACAGTTGCCTACTTTCGGGTCTGAGTTGAATTTCTTCGATAATTTTATCGAGCTGCCCAACCATTCGTTCAGCATAAGTATAACTAAACCTCCCGTCATGTAGGTACTCATCCCAAATGCTGTCTCGTAATTTATAAGCTTCTCCTGGATTGATTGGGAGTCCGGAGAGTCTTTCAACCAACTCTGCATCTGCCCAAGGCTGTGTAGGCGATAAGTCGTCGAGGCTAAGAACAGCGTTCTTAACGGTGTAATCATAATTCTGTAGTTCCTTTGTAATATAATCAGGATTATCACCCACATACTTATCTTGCATGGTCTGTGGATGTATCTCTGTACCCATTTCTGCCAAATCTCTCTTGATTTCATTAAGTGCCTCCGCAAAATTAGAAAAAATTCTCATTACCTATAGCCCCCTTTTCCAAATAAATCATTCTCTTTGGCTTGATTTATCAAGTCAGTTAAGATTTCCTTATTTATATGGAGAACATCAACTTCATCATAATCTTCTTCCAAGACTCCTTTAAACGGCACGATATTGATAGTTAAGTCCTCCGTATTAATTATATGTTTTCTGGGCATCTCGCCTTTAAGCATTTTATATGCTTCCACAGGTCTTCGTTGAACTCGATAGCTGCTATATTGATTTATATCTCTGTAGCATTTATCATATCTCTTAAGAGTATACCATTGCCATGATTTGGGTGTTAGGTCATCCAATGTATTCTCATTAAACCAATCTTCTCTACCTACCATAACTAAAAAATAAGGCATTGAAGTTATTGACTGATAAGTAGATATCATATGCCAACTGACCTCTATTTCTTCATAATTAATGTCTAAATAATCACCTATCGTTCTTAATAATACATTGATAAATATTAAATCTATAGGCCATCTACAGGTCAATTCAGACGCTCTGGAAGTAACAAAGCAGTACCATTTCCCCCCATGAAACCCTAAGGATATATTTAATAAACAAGCCCCCGATACATTTCGTCTTGACTTAAATTGCATAGCTATATCAGGTATATACTTCTGATGCTTTCTTTGGTTTTTGTAGTGAAGTAGTCTTCCTAAGAATATACCAAGCTCATCAGGGTCAATATATAAGTTATTGAGCATATTCCACTTATTCATAGTATAGTTTAAGTCATGTAAGTTGATAGTACATTTTGGTGACTGAGACCTCATAGTAACATCAAACTTATGGGCAGTCACTCCCTCTCTTTCATAGTCATAGTTCTGACTATCAAATAAATACTCATTTAATTTGAAGAAACCTTCATCAAAGTCTGAACACTTAAAAATCATTCTATTTCCTCCTAGTAGTTGGATTTCTGTCTGAATTTGTTTACTTGATACTTCCTTAGGTACATAGCGTATAAGGCAGTATCATCAAGTCCGGCTATAAAACAAAGTTTTATAAATGCTCTAAACTCTTCTATAAGTTTTTTCCTGAAATAGATCTCATCAGTTAATATATGGGATTGTTTCCATGGTTTATTCTTCAGGCAATTACAGGTAAGCCCACTAGCTACCATATACTCAGCAGCAGCCATATATAGCTCTGGCCTTCTTGTTTCCTTAGGAATAACTGGCCCTATATCATGAAACCAAGACGCCAGATTACTTGTGGGCTTCATGTTCTGAGTTGGAAAATATCCTGAACAACTATTTGCATGGTAAGGGTAAAAATCACATAATAAATACTTTTCAACTAAGAAGTGTAAAGCATCTGCCAATTCCTCTAAAAAGTGTATTTGCTCTCCTTTATCAAAGGCTTCAATAGCCTCAGCAACCTCTTCGATTGCTCTCCAACTCATATCCTTTATCTTTGCCTGTGCTTTTGGGTCATCAATATCAGCCGGAATTATATCATAAAGACATAAGCCATTTGATTTCTCGATTGGTAAATATTTAATTGCTAACTCATGTTGATGGTTAAAAATATCTGCTAATAAATCATCTGGATACTTATCCACTGTAAAATCTAAAACATTTGCCATGCTTCTTCCTCCATTTATAATATTCTTTCTAATTTTAAATCAATTCCACGATAGTCTGAGTCTTGGTTATAATTGAAGACTAATTTATTTGTAAGTAAATTTAATGGGTATTGGTCTATAACTTCATTATAACGAATTAATATTTGGGGCGCTTCATAGGCACTAAATACCTGTTCCCTTTCACCATAATTACCTAATAAACAAGTCAATGGTAACCAACAATAAATTACGATAGGTTGAGCAATTAACATTAAGTTAGTTAATTCTGCCATTTTCTCAATACCAATTTTATATCCTCCCCTCATCAATGGCCCATATACAAACTCATCGACAAAGAACCTATCATAAATTGCTTTTGGATTGGAAATAAAGTGTGCTCTTATGTGTTGATACCATTCATTCCACTGCTGTTCATTCTTCGGAGGTAATGAATAAAATCTTTGACCCTCCGGTATTTCAAACTTATCTTTTATGTGCTTAACTAAAGATGTCTTTCCAGTGTTATCACAACCGACTACAATAATCATTTTATCTCTCCCTATTAATAATTACATTTTATTAATTATATCATAATTGGTTAAAAATGTCAACTGACGCATTAAATTATTTTCATTAACTTATTCATTGATTACCCAAACCTTTCGAACAGCTGTATCAATTAAATTACTGTGGTCTTCAAAATAGACATCTATATCATAACCTTTAATAGCTCCACCTACGTCTTGTGCGACTCTAACTCCAATACCTTCGATATATACCTTTGTCCCTAGGGGTATGATATCTGGGTCAGTTGCTATTGTAATACCCTCTTGGGCTACATAACCATAAGCAGTAAATACAATTTCTTTTCCATTTACTACAGGTCTATTCAAAGCGTATACTTCACAACATATCTCACATGGACAGTATGCTGTTGTATAAAATTCTCCTTTATATGTCATAAAGTCTGAGTTAATGACTTCATATTCTTTAGGTCCTTCAATCTTAAATACTGTGGTAACTTCTTGATAATACTCATTTATTATCTTCTGTGGTATTTTTAGTAAATTATACCATATAAGTATCATAAGAGCCACCCATAGTATTATTAAGAATATACTAAATACTTTTCTCATATCTCTTTGTCCCATAAATTATTATAGGTCCTTACATAAAAGTCACTAGTCGATATATTACAAATACTACACCTGTCTACTCCTAAATAATCATCATAGTTAAATACTCTCCATTTACCGCAATATGGACACCATAGCCATGAATTGAAGGGTTTATAGCCCCTTGGTTTGAATGGTACTAACCTAGAGATTATATCTACAGTAGCTCGTCCTCCTAATTTCTCCTCGATTTGTTTAGCTTTCTTTTTAACTCTACGATAAGTTTCAATAGGTCCTTCTTCCTCAGTTGACATAATAACAATATCTTTGCGTTGGGTACCGGCTCTAACCGATATAACCCATTTTGTAGTCATTAACATCATCCCCTTTATTAAATTATATCGTTTATTAATTGTATTATATCATATTTGGTATTCCTTGAAAACCCTTATTTATTAAATTTTAATAAAACAGTTTACCATTTTAACTCTTTATGATATAATGTTAATATGATACAAATATTAAGAGAGGGAGGGTGAACGAATGGCTCTACTATCAATTAAACAGGTTGCTGAGAAGTATAATAAAACACTCACTCAGGTTAGATATGCAATATCCCAGGGTAGATTAAAATGCAGTAAAATCGGCTGGATTTGGTATATTGATGAAAAAGACCTACCTGATAAGTGGCCCATGACTCCAAGAGAAAAACTAAAGCATGAAAGGAGTATGAAGAATAGTGAGTGATGTTAGTACTATTTTCAGGGTCTGGGAACATCAAGGTCCCGGATATGTAGCATTACCAAGAAAACTGAGAAGTACTAACTCACCTAAGGGGGCAAAAAATCATACAGGTAAATGGGAAGAACATAATTTCAAATGGCCGGAAGACTTGGAAGAGATAAAAAAGTATATTCAAGAAAGTCATAAAGCTCATTATGATTTATATTGGTGCCCATCCATATTAACTCAAGGTAGACGAGTTAAAGATAATATACCACAGATGTCTGTATTATATGCAGACCTAGATGAAGTTAACCCTCAAGGATTGACATTAAAACCATCGGTAGCATGGGAGTCATCTCCAGGAAGATATGCTGCAGTATGGTTTTTAGACAAGCCTTTACCAGCACAAGAAGTTGAACACTTAAATAAAAGTTTAACATATTTTATTGGTGCTGATAAAGGGGGCTGGGATTTAACCCAAGTATTAAGAGTTCCGGGTACAAGGAACCACAAATATGAAGGTAGTCCTCCTGGTAAACTCATGTGGTATAATGAAAGTATTATCAACCCAAGTGATATTCCTCAGTTACCTGTGGAGCAAGAAGTTGCTCAATTTGACGAGGAACTTATTGTAGACTCTAGTCCTGAGAGATTACTATCAGTTATTAACTCAGTTAAAAATCAAATTAAACCCAAAACTCTATCACTTTTAATTACAGGAGAAGATGAAATATTATTATATGACAGAAGTGAAAAACTTTGGGAACTAGAGTGTCAATTATTAGAACAAGGTATCTCACCATCCAAAGTACTTGAGCTTGTTGCCTGTAGTTATTGGAACAAATATCGTGGACGTAAAGACGAGATGAGACGACTTCAGACTGAAATTGACAAAGCTTTAACCCATACTGGAAAAGACAATATTCAAAAGAAACAAGCTGCATTTGAAAAGCAATGGACGTCATATGCTGAATTATTAGGCAAGGAAATTGAACAACCCGGTTGGATGATTAAAGATGTATGGCAAAGAACTTCACATGGAATGATAGCAGGAGAGCCTAAGACATATAAATCAGTTATAGCCACAGATATGGCTGTGTCTGTCGCTTCAGGTAAACCTTTCTTAGGTCAATTTCCTGTGGAACATCAAGGGCCTGTTATGTATATCCAAGAAGAAAATAGTCCATGGTTAGTAAAAGATAGGGTTACAAAGATCTCACATACTCGAGGAGCTTTAAATGGTTCAGCTAAAATGAATGGAAGTGTTCTATCAGTCAATATGCCTCTTGAGTTACCCTTGTATTTCCTTAATAACCAAGGCTTTGACTTTACAAATGAAGAAGATAGACAATTTTTAGAAAACTCCATAGCCGAGATAAAACCTGTACTTATTATATTTGACCCTTTATATTTAATGCTTGGCGATAAAGATGAAAGCAGTTCAAGGGATATAAGGCCTGTATTAAACTGGTTACTTACTTTGAGGTACACTTATAAAACATCAGTTATAGTTATACATCACTGGAATAAGTCTGGTAAATCTGAAAGAGGTGGCCAAAGAATGTTAGGTTCTGTATTATGGCATGGTTGGGTTGAGTCTGCTCTATATACTAAGGTTATTAATGAGCAACAACACCAAATCGAAGTAGAACGAGAATTTCGTTCATTCGGTAAGCCAGGTAATATTAGCATGACATTCAACTTCGGTCAGCCAGGAGAACTTGATTATAAGGTTACTGTATCTAATGACGTTAAAGGGGCAGGGGACCAAGTATTACAACTACTATCGGATGCAGTAAGAGTTACTGTGGATGATGTAGTTAACGCATTAGGTCTATCAAGTAGACAAGCTAAGATAAGACTCGACAGATTAGTTAAAGACGGAAAAGCCACAGAATTAAATAATATTTATACCTATAAGGAGGAAAATAATGAGTAAAAGAATTTATGCAATAACCCATAATGATTTAGATGGCATAGGTTGTGCTGTACTTCTCGAGAAGGTGTACCCACAAATACAAACTTATGCTATTGATTACAGGGAGTTAAACGAAGTATTACCAAATATCCTGAAAGAGGCAGGAAAAGAAACTCTAGTATATCTCACAGATATATCCTTGAATGAGCAACAGGCTCAGATATGTAATGAATTCAAAGTCCAACACATTGACCATCATAGCTCTAGTATGAAACTAATGAGTAAATATGATTGGTCCTTTACTGACCCTTCTCATTGTGCAACTTATCATTTATATAATATGCTTTGCCAGTATGCCAATATTCAAGACTATAAAAAGTTTGTTGATTTGGTAGACAGTTATGATACCTGGGGTCATGGTACAGAACCTTCACCTGAGGCGTTTGACTTAAATAGATTATTAAAAATGATAGGTGCTGAGACATTTGTAGCGAGATTTAAACTGTCGAGTTCAGTTAATCTAAGCAAGACAGAGAAGGCAATAGTTGAAGCAGATAAGTTCCAAGAAGAACAGTATCTAAACTTTGCTTTAAGTAGAACACAGTTAGTAAAAGATGCTCAAGGACGCAATATTGGTATTGTAGCCGCTGAGCAATACACATCATCATTAGGTAACTTTATCCTCAATCAAGTGCCTGAACTAGATTATGTAGTTCTCCTCGATATGTTACGAGATAAGGCCTCATTAAGAAGTAAAGGTAGAGTTAATGTCGGTGAGATTGCAAAAGAATGTGGAGGAGGTGGACATCCAAAGGCTGCTGGTTTCCAAATGAATGAAGCTGCTCTTAAGGCCTTTTGGAGAAGTAATGAATAGTGGAAATGGGGGACCTCCAGGAATACAACCTTGGACTCAAAAATATCAGGGGACTTTACAAGTCCTCCTTTCTTTAATGAATGAACCAGACTATACTGGTTATGTACCAAACGCTAGTAATTTCTACAAAGAAGAGTTAATTGAATTAGGGATATTGGAACAGATTGAACCGAAAGTGTATAAATTAAATATAGATGAGCTCAGACGTCATTCTGTGGTAGTGGATGATAAACTATATGACTGTATGACTGATATAAATTGGATGAGAGAACAAAGGAAAAAATTAGGCTTAATACAGCATGATATTAAGGGCCCTGAGTTTCGTGCTAAACAACAAGAAAGACGTAAAAAAAGAAGAGCATACGCTAAAGAACAGAAGGCCAAGCGAGAAGCTCAACCTCCTTCTGAATTACCTTTATCTAATATCATCTTCCCTGATTAATCAATTATCTTAATTATGTCCTTTACTGATTGCCTGTCAACCATGTAGTCGGTAAAGGCTTTCTTTTCGTTAATACTCCTTATTACTGCAGTATCTACAGAACCTCTAACAACTAATCTCAAGATATACACAGGCTTATTTTGTCCCTCTCTATGGATACGTTTTAACCATTGCCAATAGTCATCCCATTTCTGAGTCGATGAATACAATATTCCAATGTCAGCTGCAGTCAGCGTCATAGCAGTAGCTGCAGATATCTGAAATATTATAACCCTAGTATCTTCATCAGATTGAAAAGTTCTACGTATTTCGCTTCGTTCATCCCCTGTAACTCCTCCACGTATAACACGACAGTTAACTTTTCGTTTTTCAAGCCTATCCTGTAACTGATTAATCTCCCAGATAAACCTACAACCTATAATAATTTTGTGGTCGTCAACATATCGGTCGATAAGGTCCATACACACATCGAGCTTTTCTGTTCCGACTGGGAAGGTAACATTGTTAGTTTTGACTGTGTCCCCATCCAGATACTCGTCCTTTCTCATTATAAACCCTGAAGTTATTTGCTGTAATTTCAGCACCTTAGTTGCGGCCATTGAAACTGATATTACCTCTGTCTCATTTATCTCTGCTATCATTTCTGTGGCCATTTGATTATATATTTTCTTGCTCTTCTCGGTAAAGTATACCGGAATGTCTCGTATAATTAACTCAGGCAATCCTATACATTCATCGTCTTTGGCTCTATATGCGTGAGTGTGTATCTTACGGGCCAATTCATCCAAATTCTTCCAACTGTCAACCTTTGAAGGAAACTTATAGTTCATGTTTGCATAGCGTTCCCTAAAGCGTTTAAATGCACCTCTATCAGCTCCAAATACATCATCCGATATTATCTTATATTGACCAAATAAGTCTAATGGGTTCTTCGGTATAGGTGTACCTGTCAATCCTAAACAATACTTGGATATCTTTCTAATCTCATATACTTTCTTAGACCTTTGGGTATTATGGTTCTTAGTGTAGTGCATCTCATCTACTATCAATAACTGTGGACCCCATTGCTTTATCAAACGTAGAACATCCTCATTTCTCAAGCTGTCAAAGTTTATTATCATTGCCTGTGGCTGATTACCTTTATACTTCATAATTCCCTGCAATATATTTAGTCGGTCCTTCATATCACCAACCACAGGAAATATGATTGGCATATACTCTTCAGGACAGTCTTCAGGAAACTCATCTTCCCATACACCTATTGCAGACAACGGGCATACTATCAATATTTTCTGCAGATTACCTCTTGCTATTTGAATGGCTGAATAATCAATAGCAACCTTTGTTTTTCCAAGTCAAAGACCAGGGTCAAACCAGATGGCTAATTTATCAAATTCTAATGCTTTTTGTAAAGCACCTAATTGATAGGGTCTAGGCCTTCTTTTGAACCTGTACTTCATATAATCACTTCCTTCCATAAGGGTTATTGTTCCACTATCAACTACTTACAGGGTCCTCTTACCCAAGCCCTAATTTAATTTTCTCAATCTGTGTTCTACTTACACCAAATTGATTTGCTATACTCTGTTGTGTCTTACCCTTTATTTCATTCTTAGCCCTGTAACATAGTCTTTAAAATTAATTTTTTACTAGCGCCAGTTACTTCACTAGATCTATTAACTAAGTTATCAGCCATAACTATCATATCAATAGGTGAAGCACTTGATATTACTAAATCATCGTCTTCGCCATCATTACGAACCAATATACATATACTCACGTTCTCAGGGTCATATACATTAATTGTTTCGATAATCTTGCCCTCAGCATCCACCAAGGATATACTATCTAGTCCTTGTAGTTTATTACTCTCCATCATTTTCCCTCCCTCTATTAAAAATTGGCCCCATTAGTTGTGATACTAAAAATGGGAATGGCATACCAGTCTGCTCAGCAACTTTCATCACCATCGATTGAGCTATTCTCATCATACCCCATTCAGAGACACATGCCAATACAGCTACCTCATCGTCTTCAACTTCCTGTAGTAAAACTACTTGAGTTCCTGACTCTTCTAAATTCTGGAACTTTTCTTGCATTAGTACAAATCCGTCTTTGTCTAATAATGCCAAGGTCTCAACCTTTTCTAATAACTCCATCTTTAACATATCTCTTCCTCCTTATAATTTCTCCACAGCATAGAATGTGAAGACATAACCCATATACTCTATCTCGTATTCATATTCAAACACAGGATGGTCTTCAAATTTAGTTATGATTGGCTCCTTATTGATTGAGGCCAACATCTCTCGATACACTTTCTCATCATAGATATGAAACGAGTCCCTTCCCTTTGAGTCCACAAAGTAGTTAATTATCCCAGCACTATCTGCTTCTTTAGTAACTCTCTTTAATTCCTCGGCAGCTCTAATCACTTTATTCAACGTCATCTTTCTCTTCCTCCTTGTCTTCATAGAAGCCCATATTTGCCGTCTCATCCACATAATAGCCCAAGTTCTCCAAGTCCTGATACTCGTCAGTTGTCATAGTATCCAATAATACCTTCAATAACTGTGGGTACTCCTCAGAGTTAACTCTGATACCTTTTTGTGTTGGTAACCATTCACCATTAGGTCCCATATAATTCTGTCTAATGTCGATACTCTCAAGTTTAGTTTTGTCCTCAGGTATAATGCGATTAACCTTAATCAACATACTACCTTTCTGCACTTCACCTATTAGTCTTTGTTCTTCTCTTGCCTTGTAAGCCATATCACTCATCTCCTTTATTATATTTCTCTGGGTGCTCACAGTCTTCATTGCACTCATGGTAGCAGTGAGCACATCTGCTATGATATAAGCTACACCCATTAGGCATAGTCTCATCACTTCCCCAACCCACAGGTGCTAAGATAGCGCAATGGTCGCCTGAATGATAGTCGCAAGTGACTTCTTTGCATAATATTTTACCACCCATAGATTAGCACCTCCATGACTACCATTAGTTCAGTCCAGTGACATTCCCAAGTCTGCATTACATTAGTAACGGGCTCACCTTTAAATACTAATGAGATATTCTGACTAAACTGATGCTCCAAAAAGTTATTCAATACAGCCTCATCCGATGATAATGAACCAACTCCGCTGTCACCGTATGTTAAGAACTTTATACCATACTGGTCACCGATTACATAAACACCATCCATATACGTCATATCTTTATCAGGTAGTTCTGTTACTCCTACATAGAATGCTCTAATCCCGTCTGCCTGATACATTTCCTCTAACTTATCTTTTACCTTTTCCTTCATCTCGTCGTTGAACTTAGTGATTTGCTTCATTTTAATATCCATATTTGCCTCCGATATTTTATTTTAAAATATAGCCATCGTCTTCAAGTGCTTGCAAAACATCTGCTACATATTCCTCTTGTGTCCATTCTGTTTCAAGACACTTCCAGTCCTCTTTTGCCTCTTTCACAACTTCTTTTCTACTTAATACTTTTCCCATATTTGCCTCCTATTGGTCTCGTGGGTCATTAATATTAATGCCCGTATTTTTGGTATACACTCTATAAAGTGTCTGTCTGACAAAGCCTCCGGTTGTCATATCCTTCTTGACTGCTTGCATAGTAAACCATTCATACACAGCAGGGTCAAGTCTCAGCGTTAGTCCTTTTCTATTATCAATTCCTTTGCTACGTTTCAGTCCATAATTACTTCTATCAAGTATTGTGGGGTCCTCATATATCAACGCAGTATAGTTTCGTATCAATAATAGTGAGGCCTCTATCAAGGTCATATTGTTCCTATACGCAAAGTTGTTAAGTTTATCATATTCCTCTTCTGTTATAGGTATACTCATTCTACTGTCCTTTATCGGATAGTTTCTGCTCAGGTCTGTTCCCTTATCTGCCTTAACAATAGTTCGTCTCCAGCGAGGCATTACCAAACGGTTAGAGTACCTAATTGCCTCACTCATCAGTTTAGGTCTTGCCACATCAATATTCACAAAGTTAGTTTCATCACCCAACTCAGCATCTTTACTGTATGCTCTCTCAAACATAAACAGTTCAGTTCCTGTGGGAATTATCGTTAGTTGCTTCATTGCCATAATCAATCTCTCCTCTCAAATATTGCAGTAACGGAGAGTAGTAAACTCCCCATCACTATCATAAATATCATCTCAGCCATATTACGGTGCCTCCCTAATAAACTCTTTACCACAGAGGCTACATTTCATCATTATTCACCTCCATTACCAAGAACCATAATGAGTTGTTTCCTCATGTATCTTATCTAATACTTCTTGTTTTGCTATACCTTCATCAACTGCTTCTTTTGCCATATCGATTGTACCAAACAATACGCAGTACCCAGGCACTTGCCATTTTTTAAAATACGGGTTCCAGCTAATCTCACAACCTTTGTAATAAATCTTCTTAGTCTTTACCATTCTCTTGCCTCCTCTTTGCTATTACTATTTTATGATATGCAAACTCAATGCTCTGCTCAGGTGTATAGTTCTTGCCCAGGAAGAAGTAAATCATATCTGCTGCGTCTTCATCCAAGAAGCATTGTACTGTCATCTCATTCATCTCTTCCTCGGTATAGTTCTCAAGTCGTTTCCGTCTTATATTACGACTATATTGCTCTCGTGTCTTCAAGTCAATTAACTCCTTGCGCTTCATACGTTCAAGTCGTTCAGCCTCTTCAATCATTTGTCCCACAGATTGCGGTTCTTCGTCATACAGGCTTCGATTGATTGCTGCCAATGATGGCTTTCGTTTCATGTTATCCCCTCCTTAGAAATCATTTACATTAATAAGTCAATTATCACATCAAACTTCATAGGTATACTATACCAACTATCCATAAACTCATCAATTTTATCATCCGGAACTATTTTATTAACTACATTGTCCTCTGCCCACTGATAAAACTCGCCCATTGTAAATATTAAAGATGGGTCATATTTAGTCAAGTCAGCTTCTTCAATATCAGTGTAAGCATTGATAATATCCTGAATTTTACATACTCTATACATTACATTCACCTCCTCACATGATTTAATCTTATCATTTATTATATACATTATATCATAAAAGTATTAAAATGTAAACTTATTTACATTTTTAATACATTTCAGGAGCTATTATTTACATTCTCATAGCATTAACTCTTGCATTAAGACGTACTTTTCATGCAATACATTAATTGAAAAAGTTGTCAACTTTTCGTTAAAATGTATACATTACATTTGCATTTACATGATGATTACATCTTGATTACATCTTTGTTCTAAAGTAACATATTTAATGTAAAAGTCAACTTTTTAATGTAAATGTAATGGATACATCTCGTTTTACTTAAAGTAAAATTGTACTTAAAATCAAATAATGTAATTGTTATTAATAACAATTACATTATTTATTGTACCGGGAAACGTTGAGTTGATAGAGTGATACTTATATGTTTAGTTATATGTCTAGATAGTAGTCTAGGTCTTGATTGTAAGGACTATCAATATCTATATGGCTTACTATATCTGCGAACACTGACCGGACTGGTTCTGGCATCTCATGTGGCTTATATTGTATGTCTGCGTCCACTGCGATGTAAGGATAGTATTCTGCGTATATGTGATAGTCCAATAGCGTGTCTGGTTCTGCCGCAATGTATGCCTGACTATCCTGTGGTAATTCTGCTATGGCCACAAACCGAAGATTGCTCAGTGGATGTATATCTGTGGTATCATAGGCAGGGATGTCATTTAGGCTGAGTCGCGGTGAGAAGAATGTTTGATTATTTGATGATTCTGGGGTGAAACGCGTCCCTTCACGCGCGTCGTTTGAACATTTTAAAACATTATGGGGTAGCATAATAGTCTCCTTAATTGAGTTAAAAAAAAATAAGGGGTTTCCCCCTTATTTTATTGCATTTAAGTCAAATGCGTATTTAGAGGCGAAGTATTCAATTACATCTGCGTTAGTTGTTTTATTGAAACTCCAGTTTGACTTGTGTTCGTGTCCCATTGCAGTTGCGAAATATTTTCTTAAATGCCTTCTTACTGTTTTTCCCCCATCATTGAAGAGGAATAGTTTGTCAAGTGTTGCAGGTGTAAAGGTGTCGGGAATAACTGCGATTATGCTTGAAATATCAACTTTCTTCAAGGAGCCAATCGTAACTAAGATAGAATCGGGTTGCTTGGGTTCGTTGATAACCGGAACCTCTTCCTTTACTTCATTAATTGCATTTTCGATGAGTTGCTGCATTGCGTCATCTTGGGGCATGGTGTCTGCCTTAGGTGTAACTTTGTCTTTCTTTGCCATATTCGTGGCCTCCTTCGATATAATCAATACATTGAATGTATTGTCAATTATAGTATATCATAACTCGCATGAAATGTCAATAGAAAATTTTTGTCATAATCATATTACATTAATGTAACATTTACATTATACATGAAATGAATAATCATGCAAACGAAATGCATCGGTTACATTAATGCAGCGGTTACATTAATGTAATGATTACTAACTTGTAATGATTACAAACTAACATTCGTTACAATATACAATAACCCATACCCCGGTATGGACCCCATGCCCATTGGGGGTTGCATTTGCGTAGAGGTCGTTTCGTACACGCACGCGAGAGAATAGTAATATAGGACCTACCCCGTAGGCCAACCCCATACCCCCCCAGTTCATATAATAAAAATGTATATATTTTTAGGAATTCTTCATGAAAATAGGGACCTTTAAATGCCTCTATTTGATACACTTATATACATTATGATATAAAATATCATCAAAATTTTAAAGGCATTTTAAAGGCATTTAAAAAAAACTTTTTGTAAAAATTTGTAAATTAGGTATTGACTTTTTTACTAAATTATGTTATAATACAATTAAGGTAAAGTATGGTATAAAAGGAGGACGCAATATGTCAGAGATACCACAGAAAATTAAAGACGATATGACAGCTGTACTCCGAGAATATGCAAATCTTGGAGTTATTGGTAGAGCATGCGATAATGCTGGCGTTCCCCGTGGTAAACATAAAGAATGGATGGAGAAGTATCCGGTATATCAGGAAAGATTTGAAGAAGTCAGGGCTATGTTCGTTGATGGACTTGAGTTGATAGCTATTGAACGAGCTAAAGAGAAAAGTGACAGCTTATTGACTTTAATGCTGAAGTCTCACAGACCAGAGATATATGGAGATAGAAGTGAAGTCAGACATACCGGAATTGGAAACCAGATACAGCTTGTGTTTGCTGAGGGGCTGTTGAATGACGAAGAGAAGAAGTTATTGACGCAAGAGCCTGAGGAAGAAAATGGCTAGGAAGAGGATTGGGCCGGCTCGGCGACTGGCGACATATAACCCACATCCTCACCAGATTACGTTCCACCAGGACTTACATAAATATAGAGCTCTTGTGTCAGGTGTTGGTGCTGGTAAAACCCGTATGGGGGTTGAAGAGGTTATTAAATGGACTCAGCTGTACCCAGGTAGTCTTGGTGTTATTGGTAGGTTGACTGCTAAGTCGTTGAAGGAGACTACTCAGAGAAGGTTCTTTGAGGTGTGTGACCCTAAGCTAATCGAGGCGTTTAATCAGTCTGATGCCCACCTGTGGATAAAGACAAATGAGACTGATGAGGATGGAGAACCTGTCTATAGTGAGATACTGTTCATGCACTTGGATGACCCTGGGCCACTTGGTTCCTTGGACATTTCTTACTTCTGGATAGACGAAGCTCATGAGCCAGATGGTACCGAAGTACCTGAAGCTACGTTTGATATGTTATGTGCCAGACTTAGGCATCCGATTGGGCCATGGAGAGGATTTGTAACTTCTAACTCTGGTGGTAAGGATTGGGTTTGGAATAAGTTCTTTAACCCTGCTAATAGGCATATCATGCTTGAGTATGTTGGTTGGACCGTTCCGACTACTGCCAATGCTAAGTATTTACCTCCCGGTTATGTTGAAGAGTTGAAGAGAACCCATGATAAGGTTTGGGTTGAGAGGTTCCTGAACGCATCGTTTGACGCATTTGAGGGGCAGATATTTACTGAATTTGTAGAGGAATTCCATACCTTTAAGCCTGATGACTTCGAGATTAGTCCGTTTTGGGAGCATGGTGCTGGGTTTGACTTTGGAGTTAGTGCACCTACCGCTTGTGAGTATGGTTGCATAAATCGAGATGGTCAGATAATCATATATGATGAGGACTATGAAGCCGAAGCTGATATAACTAAGTTCGCTGCAGGGATGCTAAGAAAAGGATTTAATTTCTCGTATGCTGACCCGTCTGTAGTAACAAGGGGACCGAATAAAAAGAGTCCTAAGCAGTTGTATCAGGAGGAAGGTGTATCACTTATACCAGCTTCTAATGATGAGGACTTTTTCATAACTTACTTCATAAAATTACTAAGAGAAAGACTTCCTGATGGTAGGCCGAAGATATTGATTAGTACTAAGTGCAAGAACTTAATTGAGCAAATTAAGCAGGCAGCTTGGGACCCTAAGACTATAACTGGTACTACTCACGATAAAGTTAAGAAGATGGAGAACCATGCTCTTGACGCATTTAAGTACTTTATAAATGGTGTAGCTTTTATGCCAGGTAAGCTAGATCCTGTGGTACCTCAGTCTGGGCTTAAGGCTGATACTATAACTGTGAACGGAAACTGGGTACATGAGAGTTATATGGATGATGAAGATTTGGAGCAGGAGAACTATTGCCACCCTGAGGTAAAGGAGGCGATAAATAATGTATTATATTCTAACTGAGATACTTGCTATATGTGCGTTTATTTTAGGCTATATGCTTGGTAAACGGAATGAAATTAAAGAAAGAATTGTATATAAGACTGTTGAGTTGGATGAAGACATGGACCCGATTTCACCTGAGGACCAACAGTTGTATAAAAAATTAGAGGAGGCAGTAAGGTATGGCGTTGTTCAAGAAGAAGAAGACTATTGAAGAGTTTGACTTCGTACAAAATGAAAAAGATACTGAACTATTAAACTACATTATGGAGCGATATGTTGCTGCTTATTCTGCTAAGCAATCGTTGGGGCTCGATGAGTTGTGGTCTAAATGTCAGGACTATTGGTCTGGGGATGTAAACTTACCTGAGGGTGAGGAAGATCCAGGCTCTGAGACTAATATTATTCAACCGGTAATTGAGTCTCAGGTAGCTGATATTGTTAATGGAGACATTGATATATTAGTTAAAGGATTAGGACCAGCTGACCAAGTGTTTGCAAGAGACGTTACTCAGATACTGAAGTGGATTTGGCACCATAATAAAATGACTGAGAAGCTTGATGGGGCTGAGAGAGACAGATTAAACCTTGGAAATGTTATATGGAAGGTATTTTGGGACCCTGACGCTATGGGTGGCAGGGGGATGCCTACCCTGTGGGCATTAAGTCCTGACTCGTTCTTCCCTGACCCCAAGGTTACTGACCCTAATAATTTGCAAGATGCTGACTATATAATACAGACTTCATGGCATTCAAGAAGAAAACTTGTCCAAATGTTTGGTGAAAAAGCTAAGAGAGTTAAACCTGAGAGTAATGGCGTTGCTTATGACCCTAGAATATTTGGAGAAGCTGACTATGCAGGAACTGACGCTATTACAAATGACCAAGCTTTGTTAATTGAATTCTGGGAGAGAGATGAAGATGGTAATTTAAGACTTGTGTATTGTACTAGAGACGTTATATTAGCTGACTCTGCTGAGGAAGACCAAGAAGCTATGTTACCTGAAGAAACAAATAAATACCCGTTTGTTATGATAGTTGGATATAAACGTAAAGGTAGAATCTGGGGAATGGGTGATACTGAACAGCTTATTCCGGTACAGAATATAATAAATGACTTAGATGACCAAATACGCATGAACGCAAGACTAATGGGTAATGCTCAGATAGTGGTAGGTATAGGTTCTGGTATTAATGTTAGAAAATGGACTAATAAACCTGGTCTTAAGATACCAGCAAAAGACCATACAGCATTTCAAGCAGTACAACCACCATTTATTCCAGCTTATATAAATAATAGACGTGAGAAGGCATTTTATGAGTCTGAACTTGTGTCTGGTCGTTCTGAGGTGGTTGAAGGTAGAAGATCTGGTTCACTTAGAGCTGCATCTGCTATACTTGCGTTACAAGAAGCTGGCTCGAGAAGAGCTAATCATAAAAAATTAATGCTACAAACCGGTATTAGAGAGTTATTTGACATAACACTTGACTATGTTAAGGAATTTATGACTACTGAGCAAGCATTTGATATAACTGAAAAAGACAAAACTGAGTACCTGTGGTTTAGAGGTTCTGACCTTAAAGAAATACCACAGTTGACATATAATGAGAATTTTGACCCTGAGAGTGATGACTTAGAACTTAAAGGAAGATATAAACCACTTTATGATGAGCCGACTGTAAATGAGTTCGGTGAAGAACAACCTGGTGAACTTATGACTAAAGTTGCTGAGTTCGATATTGAAATTCATATTGGTGCTGGTATGCCTAATAACAAATCATTCTTATATGAGGCTGCTGTTGAGCTCCATAGAGAAAATATTACTACTACCGAAGAAACACGAGCCACATTAAAGCAAGTACTTAATTGGCCTATAATTGACCCATGGTCCCCTGAAGGAGTATTTGCCGGTCGAAATAGTTCTGCAGACCAACTTGATATAGCCAATTCCATAACGGGTCAACAGCCGATAATGCCACCAGAGCAACCACCGATGCAATCCCCAATGCAGCCTGTCCAACAACCCACTGTTGACCCAGCTATAATTCAGAGGCTTCAACAAATGGTAAGTTCTGGTGTTGTAGACGAAGTACAACTATATGCTTTGCTTAGTCAATTACCTCCTGATGTACTTAATCAAATACTTGCAGGACTTCAAGGAGGAGTGCTATGATAAAGACAAACGTAAATAAGTACATGAACCATGGACTATCAAATTTTATGCTACAACAGTATGCCAACGAAGGGGCTAATGTATTAGTTTTACCGATATGTCCAAAATGTGAGAGGATTGGTCTTAGAGATAAAGGCTGGGCTCTCCACAAAACAATGGCCTGCCCACACTGTGGCTATAATGGTCATGCTACACACCAACTTAAAGCTTATCTTGATGAAGAACTATATAATTAGGGTTCAGCTCCTTTAACGCTGTAGGGTTCAGCTCCTTTAATGCTGTCAAATACAGGTGTAGACCTGAAAATACTAGGAGGTTTAAAATGGACAAAGATTTATTGCAAGAGGACCTTATAGATGAAGATGAATTTATTGATGACAACGAAGTCGAAGACGATGATGAGTCTATTGAGGAACCAGAAACAGAGGAAGAAATTGATGAAGAGGACCAAGAAGAGGAACATTTTTATACCCAAGACCAAGTAGAAGCAGCTATAAAAACTCGTGTAGGTACTTTTAATAGAAAATTAGACAAAATGAAGCCTTATGAGACAGCTGTTAAGAAAATTTGTGAACTTACTGGGTTGGATATTAATACTTTAATAGGCAGACTTGATGGTATGTCTGATTTTGAGCAAGCTAAAATTCTTGGAATTACTCCTCAGCAGTTAGCTCAACAGAAACAGTTGAAGCAAACACAGAAATCTGTTAAGGAACAAGCTCAGAAATTACAAAGGGAATTAGATGAGCAAAAACTTTTAACAGATCCAAAATACAAAGACTACCCGTTATTTAAGGAAGAGATCTACGAAATTATGGATGACAATCCGAAACTAACGGTAAAACAAGCTTATATATTAGCAAAAGGAGACTTAGGTACTAAAGCTGCTGTAAGAGACGCCGAACAAAGAGCTGTAGCAAAAATGACTAAGTCATCCAACCAGAAAGTAATAAAACCAGGGAGTACAGGTGGAAAATCTACTCCGAAATTGGATAAAGCTACAATTTCTGCTGCTAAAAGAGTTGGCATGGACCCAGCGGAATATGCTGCTTATGCTAATATGTCAAGTTTGGAAGATTATGAAAGAATGAAATCCAAAAAGAAAGGGAGATAAATTATGGGTGTAACTAATTTAGATATACTTAAATTAAAAGGTTTAAAAGTTGATGTAACCTTAGCTCCTATAACCACAGCAGATGCCACGGATGAAGCTTCTGCTATCACACTGGCAAATGCTAATAAAGCAAAAATAAATGAAATAATTGCGGCTGTTGTAGGCCGTTAAGAAGGGAGATAACACATGGCTAAATATGTATATTCACTAGATAATTCACAGCCAATGACTGTGAAAATTACTACCAATGCTGCCGTTGTAGAAGGCGATATATTAGCAATTACTTCAGGCCTTGTTGGACCATTAACTGCTGCAGATGTTGATATAATTGGTATTGCAATGGGCGATGCTGCTTCTGGAGCCGAAGCTTCAGTACTTTTAATAAACCCAATGTCTGTTATTAGAGTTCCTTTTGCAGGTTCTACTAAAAAGACACTGGCTGCTGCAGACAGATTTGGAACTTTATTTGATTGGGACGCTACTGCCAAAGACATGGATTTAGATGATACGACTGGCGGAGTATTCGCTGTGGTTAATTATGTTAATGTAGATGCTACTGCTGGTACAGGTACTGCAGATGTTGTTATAAGTGCTGCTAAACTGTGGACCGCATAAAAGAAGGGAGATAAACTATGTCATTACAATCAGTTAATTTTCAACAATTACTAGAACCTAAGTTCAGGAAACTCTTCTTTGAAGCTTATTCAGAAATTCCTGAACAGTACAGTAAAATATTTTCTGTAAAGAAATCCAAGAAAGCGAAAGAATACGATTACCACGTATCTGGAACCGGAAAATGGGAAGAAAAACAACCATCTGGTCCTATCGCTGAGGACACTATAGAACATGGCCAGGAAGTTACTTATATCCACAAATCATACGCAAAGATGATTTCTGTGGAAAGAGAACTTGCTGACGACGACCAATACAATGTTATCGAAAAACTTCCTAAAGGATTAGGACGTGGATGCCGTGTTACTATTGAAGAGACTGCAATCTCTGTAATTAACAATGGCTTTACTACCAACGGCTATGATGGGGTGCCGCTGTTCTCCAATTCACATCCTCTGCTCCGTGGTGGCACCGCTGACAACCTTCTCACCGGTGCTGATTTGGACGATACTTCATTAAAGCTTGCTATAGCTGCTATGAAGACTCAGACTCTTACTCAGGAAGGATTTAAAATGCAAGCTAGTGCTAAGCAGCTTATAGTTCACCCTGATAATGAGTTTAACGCATTGACTATCCTTAATTCAGCATTACAAGCTGGTACTGCTAATAATGATAAGAATGTTATCCAAAATAGACTTAGCTGCGTAGTTATGGACTATTTAGACGACTCAGATGCTTGGTTCTTGAGAGACCCAAGACTGTCTGAAACTAACTTCTTCTGGAGAGTTAAACCAGAGTTCAAGGGTACTGAAGTATTTGATAACATGGTTGCCAAATATCGTGGATACGCAAGGTTCTCTGTAGGATACTCTGACTGGAGAGGTTGGATAGGAAACCCAGGAGCTTAATGATTAAGGAGGGTACTTGTTATGAAAGGTAAGCAATTACTAACCCAACTCCAAGAGTTTGGTGACGACGTAGTTGAAAGTTCTGTTCGTACTTGGATTGACATGGCCCAGAAAGAAGTCGCACTGGACCTTCCGGTAGTTCAAACGATAACAACTAATAATGTAGTTAGAGGAACCACAGTCTCTGTGGCCACTGGTATACTCAATGTACTGTCAGCTTTCGATGAGGATGGTGAGTACCCTCTCACAAACATTCAAATTAAGCCAGCCTCTCTAGTTTTTCTAGAGCCGGCTGGTTTTGTTACAGTTACATTTACCACAGGAGTACCAGACTATGTAAATATGGCTGAAGAATTAACTATTCATCCATCCCTTCATTCTGCTGTAGTATATTACTTAATTAGTATGTATTATGATAAAGAAGGTGAAGGAGATAATGAAGAGAGTGGTTTAGCTGAGAGATTTTATCAAAGATGGCTTTATTATAAAAACTTAGCTTTGGCTAATCTTAGTAGTACTACACATAGTCAAGATAGTATGACCCCAATAGACACTCTTGATGTAATGCCAAAACCTTCTAAACGTATGGGGGTGGAGTCATACTATGAATAATAAGAAGAAAAAAATGATAAGTTTTACCAATTTTAATAGAGGTATTAATAATACCTCTTCTTACGATGAATTAGAGCCATCAGAATTAATAACGGCTATAAATATTGATTTACAAGCTAGAGGTGGATATACTCAACGAAAAGGATGTTCTGTTTATAAGACATTAGAAGCCGTAGCTACTCCTATATCTTGTTTGATAGACTATCCAGATAAACCGCTTCTAGTTACCAATAAAAGTTTAAGGGATTTTAACAATAATGTAATAACTTTGTTACTAAACTCTAACAATATAGCTTATGAATTTTTTACTAACTCTAAATTGTACTTATTAGATGGTAAAGAGTATTGGGTTTACGATGGTACTACTTGTGTAGCTGTTACTCCAGCAGCAGGCTCTGATTTAACTCCCATCAAACGATGTACTAGACTTATACAAAGAGGTCAAAGAATGTTTGCATTGGGTGACCCCCAAAATCCTAACTATTTATATTTTTCTGAGATTGGAGATCCAACCAATTTTAAAGCTTCTTCCATTGTAAAAGCGGTTACAGATGATAATGATAAGTTAACTGATTTGATGTTATTCTCAGACTCATTGCTTGCTTTTAAGGAAAAGGAGATATTTAGATGGACTGGTTGGGATCCCTCTACTGATGTTGAATTTAAGCCTCTTGATACAGGACATGGTGCAATACCAGGGACTGTACAGGTATCTGAAGACTATTTGCTATTTGCGGATAATGAGGGAGTATTCTGTTTAAATACTGTGGAAGATAGATTGATTAAGTCTTATTATGTGTCCAAGAACATTGAAGACATATATAAAACTTTGACTAATCTTGACCAAATGAGGTCCATTGTATATAAAGGTAATTATTATCTTGCTTGTTGCGATGATAATACAGGAAAAAATAATCTTGTTTTAAAGGCTTCTTTAGGTATGGCTTATAACAGTTCAACTGGAGAGGGTGTAAGTAGGCTACTATTTCCGTGGGTTATATATAAAGGATGGAATGTAGCTGATTGGATAGAGGGTGATGATAATGAGCTATACTTTGGTTCATCACTGACGGGTATAATATATAAGGCCTTTGACGGCTTAAATGATGTTAATGAGCCTATATACTCTGAAGCTACTCATTATTTAAAATTAGAAGATGCTGTAATTGTTAAAAAACTTAAAAAATTGTTTCTAATAGCTCAACAAGATGAGTCTCATGGCTGTACTGTCAGGTTAGATATAGAGGCCGGATATAATACTTATGCTAAGGAAATAGTTATAGATGACTCTGGTTCTTGGGATATTACTAATTGGGACGAATTTGTTTGGGACTGGGTTGATACAGTTATTAAAGAGATAAGGATAGGTAAAAAAGTAAATAGAATGAGAATTAAAATAAGCCATGAGGCATTAGATGAAGTAATGACTATATATGGCTTTGCAGCTTATTACAAATCAAAGAAACCAAGGGGGTCTAAGTATGGCATTTCAGATATCGAGATTGTATGATTTTCAGCCAGGTACAAAGGCACTGAGTGGTCAAGTAGACGATGAATTTAACCAATTAGTAGATGCTCATAATGACTTTGACTCGGCTGTAGATGCGTTCTTAGCTACATTGGCTAGTGTAAATGGCGCTAAGGAGATAGGAGCCAAAGGTGGTAAAACCCTTGATGAAGCTGTATTATCTGATAATATACCTTATGTTAGATTAAATGATGATAAAGTAATCGAGACTTCAACTGATGGGGTTACTTGGGAAGCTACTGGTTCAGCAGGACACTTAGTAGTTAAATCAGATGGTACAGTAATGGCTCAAAGAAGTAGATTAAAATTTAATAATACTGTAATAACTGATAGTCCAGCAACTAATGAGACTATTATTCAGGGTATAACAGGCCCACAAGGACCTCAAGGTATTCAAGGACCACAAGGTGTGCAAGGTCCTAAAGGAGACCTAGGTAATACAATTATACCAACTGTTAACCAAATTACTGGTATAATGAGCTTCTCTGAAGGTGGGCCTGGCGTAATACCCTCACCTGTAAACGTCCGTGGTCCACAAGGTATACCGGGGGTAGCTGGTCCGCAGGGAGCTGCCGGTGCTCCTGGCCCTCAGGGAGTACAAGGCTTACCGGGTCCTGCTGGCATACAAGGTGTGCCTGGTATACAGGGTCCTAAAGGCGACACTGGACCTATGGGGCCTGAGGGACCGCAAGGTGCGCGTGGTCTAAAGGGCGAAACTGGTGATACCGGAGCACAAGGCCCAGCTGGCCCACAGGGCATACAAGGTAATGTTGGTGCTCAGGGACCTATGGGGCCCCAGGGACTTAAAGGCGACGACGGAGCAGACGGCACATCGTTCGCTATACTGGGCGTGTATTCTACACTGCTGGCGCTGCAGACGGCTCACCCTGTGGGTGACGCTGGTGACGCGTGGTTCGTTGGGAGTACTGCTCCATATAATATCTATAACTGGGACACTAACGTCTCGCAGTGGGTAAATGTAGGCCAGCTCGAGGGCCCCCAGGGACCTCAGGGCATACAGGGTATTCAGGGACCCCAGGGCATACAGGGGGAGACTGGTGCTACTGGCGCACAGGGAGCGCAAGGCCCACAGGGTCCTCAGGGAGAGCTTGGCCCGGGCTATTATCCTCAGGGAGCTTGGGTCGAAGAGGCTGACTATGTAAGAGACGATACACAGATAGACGTAGTTGACTATGAAGGCTCGAGCTACTTCTGTAAAGTAAGTCATGAGTCTACTACTGGTAATGCTCCTCCGCACGGTACTTACTGGGGCTTGCTGGCTTCCAAGGGTGACCAGGGAGTCCAAGGTATACAGGGAGTCCAAGGCATACAGGGTATTCAGGGTCTTCAGGGAGTACAAGGGGAACAAGGTAACCCTGGCCCCGGTCTTCCTGCCGGCGGCACTGTGGGTCAAATACCTGTAAAGGCTAGTGCTACTGACTATCATACTACTTGGACTACTCCTACTAAGACTAAGGTTGCTCGCTTTGTAGTCGGAACATCAACCGCAGGCTGGACTACTGCTGACTGTGATTACCTTTGTGACGGTACAGCAGACGATGCAGAAATAAACAATGCAATTACCGCCTTACCTGCAACTGGTGGCGAGGTTGTAATCTTAGATGGGACTTACAATATTACCGCAAAGATTAATGTTGCTAAAAATAATGTAAGCATTAGAGGAAATGGCAATGCCACTATACTAAAGAGGATGTATAATTCTAGCACTGAAGAGGGAGTAATAACGCTAACGAGTAGAAGTGGTTGTAAGATTGCCGATTTGCAAGTAGATGGAAACAAGACAAGTTATACCAGCAGCAATAACTCTGGCATCTACTTAGACACCTCAAGCAACAACATAGTCACCTGCAACACTTGCGATAACAATAGCCATGGTATCTACTTAACTTCCTCGAGCAACAACAACACCCTCACTGGCAACACTTGCAATAACAATAATGGCCGTGGCATCCGCTTAACTTCCTCAAACAACAATACTATCACGGGTAATATCTGCAACAACAGTAACTATGGCATCTACTTATACTCCTCAAGCAACAACAACACAGTCACCGGCAACACCTGCAACAATAATAACACTGGCATCTACTTAAACACCTCAAGCAACAACACAGTCACCGGCAACACCTGCAACAATAACAATAACACTGGCATCTACTTATACTCCTCAAGCAACAACAACACAGTCACTGGCAACACCTGCAACAACAATGAATATGGTATCCGCTTAAGCTCCTCAAGCAACAACACCGTCACTGGTAACACCTGTAATAACAACAACTATGGCATCTACTTAACTTCCTCGAGCAACAACACAGTCACAGGCAACACCTGTATTCGTGGCACCGGCTTAACAACGGACTACACTGCGAGTCAGCATACAATACAGCTCAGTGGGACAGGTAACAGCTATAACCTGATTGCTATGAATAACTGTATGGGCAAAGCTGTTACAAACGGGGGCGGTACAGGCAACACACTTGTTAACAATAAGTTCGATGCGTCATAAGGAGGTGATCCCTTATCTACCATGGCTTAGCCAGCCATAATACTTACAAGGAGGTATACTTTATGGCCGAATTTAACCCGGAAGTCGTGTGTGCAGGAATACTCAAGGATATAGATAATCACGAAGATAGAATTTGTAAACTTGAGGGAAATAATAAGACAATACAAGAGCTGGTTATCAACACACGCGAAATGGTAGTAGAAATGAGAGGAATGAAAACAGCACAAGAAAAATTAACAGAAAGATTAGAAATCATGGAAAAAAAACCGGCAATGACGCTAGACAATATCATCAAGACAGTAATAACTGTTATTATTACTGCTGTTATATACTCTATGCTTAATAAATTATTATTATAAAGGAGGGAAAGGCATGATAGTAAACTTATTAAGAGGCTTAGCAGCCGCAACCCCAACAATAGTTAAAGCTGCCCAAAGTGCCTCTAATACGAAGAAAAAGACAAGTACTACTACATCCACACCCACACAGACAATAAAACCCCCAACAACACCTAGTAGTCCATATAATGCTAATACGAATATAGCTAATGAACGGGCTTACTTAAACAGCTTAATAGCTAAAGGAGGTGGAGAGGCTGAGTGGGCTAAAAATCAACTGGGTGTACTTAATCAATTCGCAAGTAATCAACCGACCCGGCCTACAACACCCCCAACAACACCTATATCATCTACTCAACCAGTTCAATCAGTTCAACCTGTGGGGGGTAGTAGAGACATAGCTGCTGAGATAATATCATTATTGACCTCAGGTGGTGCAATAGACTACGGCAGGTTAAATAATTTAATAGCTGAGAGAGATGCTAAAATAGCAACTAACCCTGGCTTATATGGTCAGTTTGAGACCACCCAGTCATTATTAAATAAATACTTGCCGCTTGCCCAACAGAATGAACAATTATCTTTACAGAATCAACAGATGCAGGAGCTACTAAACCAACAACCGCAACCAACCACTTCAGTAGACTCGATAATAGATCTTCTAACTGAGTTAGCTAATGAACCTACACCAGGTATGAGTTTTGAAGAGGCACAAAGAAGGGCTCGGGGAGAATTAGACCCAATGTATTCTGATGCCGCTCGTGCTTTATCATATGGCTTAGATACTGACATGGAACGAAGAGGTTTATTTAATTCACCTTTAGCAGCTGGAATTATGACTGAAAAACAAGGTCAGTTATCAAATGACCAAATTGCTGCTATAGCCCAAAGGGCTAACCAATTAATTGTCAATGACCAGGAGATGAGTTTACAAGAAAAACAACTTCGTTCTAATACTTTAAACTCACTGTTATCTTCGTTAATTGGTAGAGAAGCTAATATAGCTGATTTTACTGGTTATTATGGAGGTCAACCTACTTTAGCTAATCAAAAGTTCCAAACTGAAAAAGAATTTGGTGAGGCTGATTTAACTGGAAATTACAGAGGTCAACCTACTATGGCCTCTAAGGTATTTGATTTACAAGCTAGAACTTCTCAAATTACAAATGCTCTTAATCAAGTTAGTGCCCTTGGTAAAGTTACTACTCAGGAGCAAGCTGATTTGCTGGGAGTACCTGTGGGAACATCATCATGGCAAGCTCAAAATGCAGCTGCTGAAAGACAACAAGAGTTGCAAATGTTTGAGAGAGAAATGTCATATAGATATAGTTCACTTAATATCCAAAATGCAGCTAAGAGTGCCCAAGATATGTTGGATAATTTTAACAAAGATATGACTATATGGCAGGTAACTGGTTTATCACCTGATACTGAGGCCATGAGATATTATGGTATTGCTCCTGGGACCCCATGGAGTGAGTCTCAATCAGCTAGGGATAAATTAGCAGATATACAGGCTGAGATTGAGTTAATCTATGCCGAAGAAGAATTATTATTCCAAAATAGGGCTACAGATTTTATGAACACTTATGGTGTTCCAAGAAATGCTGCTGAAGCTGCAATAGTTATCATAGACCAAGCCGCTGACTATAATTCTGCCTATCAAATAGCTAATGCCAATAAGTCAACACTACAGCAAGAAAATGTTAACTTTGCAACCATGAATGACATACTAAGAAGATACTATAATGTGTATGAGAAAGTGGTTACACCAGAGAAAAGAAATACTAATATAAACCCTGGGTATAGGGGACCAAATAATAGACGTATAATGGGTCAATAGAAAGGAGGGTGAGTTATGCCTTTATCGTATTTAGGAAGAATGAAGTTAGGGGATAACTCCTCCTTTTTAAAAAGGCAGGAGAAAAGTTCCGTACAGACTCAAATTGGAAATGCACAGAGTAGACTTCAATCTGCAGGTGTAGACTATTCCAATGATGGTTCTAGTCAAAACTTTTTACTACGGGCCTTAGATATATTATCTAGGCCTGGTTATGGTGCAACTAATGTTATCAGAGAATTTACCAATCCCTACGCAGGTAGTACTCCACAGGAATTTGACCCGTTAGCTGCATTCTGGAGGGGACTCAAGGGTCAAGATAAAGCACAAGGAAAAGATATATTTACTGACTTAGGCTGGGAAGGTGAGAAAGGTATATTTGGTGGTGAAGCCAAATGGTATAACCCATCTGTGGCCGGTGCAGCTGGCTTAGCTCTCGATATATTTAACCCATTGGACCCTGTTAACTGGTTAGCTTTCGGTATAGGTGATGATATTGTAAAAGGTAGTGCTAAGGGAATGGATGCTTTAACAGATGCTTTTGGAGCTACTAAAGCTACCCAAATAGCTGATATACTCAAAAAAGGGTCTAAATCTATTGATGATTTGGGTGCTGAGTCTGTTGGCAAATTGGCTAAACAAGTAACTAATATGATAGACGACCCGGATGACCTTAAATCTGTGGTTCAAATGATACAAGAGGGTATTATAGAGACAGGACGTAATGCCACATCTAAACTTGACTATAAAGCTATGAAACCAATGCAGATAGGTTTACAAAACCCATTAAGTATAGGAAACTCAGGTATGGCTGTTAAGTTACCAGGTTACAAAGCATCTGGTGGTAAAATGAAACTTCCAATACTATATCCGGGTAAAGATATTGATATAACAATGAGGAATATTCCCGGCTCTGAGTATGTAACTGACATTATAAGTAAGATAGCTCAAAAGGTGGGTTCAGTTAGGGTAGGAACAGGAGCTACATTAGGTGAGTCTCTTGGCAAAATGTTTAGTACAGTTTTCGTACCAAATACAGTCCCCAATGCAGTTATTAAGAAAAATCTTACTGCTAACAATATGGGTGACTTAATAACAATATCAAGAACTACTCCTGATAATTTGCCATTGTCTTTAGAGGAGCTAATGAGGCTTAATGATGATTTAGCTAACGTAAAATTAGACAATGTATTTGACTTTGCAGACAATATGAGTGCTACTGACCTCAAACAGATAAATAAAGGCAATTATTTGAGTATTGAAAATTTAGCTAAAAAAGTAGGCTTAAAAGGCTTTAATGCCTCTGAGATAACTGACATACTCTCTGATACCCCGTTCAATAAAACTATTACTGAGATCTATGACCAATTAAGGGTATTGAAGCCCACTGATGACGCTAAGAAACTTTTCACTGAAGCAGCTAAACTTAGAAAAATCATGGACTTAATGTATGAGCAAATACCTGAAGGACTTAAACCATATTTCTCAGGCGTATTGAAATCACAGATGGCAAACTTATATCCCACAGACTTGGCTACTAATAGACTCGGTAAGAATATCGTAAGTTCTCCTCTTATGGCTTATGAGTTTAATTATAAAGGAGTTCCAATATCTGTGGTAGTAAACTCAGGTGAAGATTTTAACTTAAATGCCTGGGCTAGAGTATCTGCTACATTTGAAGCACTTGATGAACTTCCTGAGACTGCTATACAGGCCTTACAAGGTCAAATAGACATATCTCCAATACCTATTAAGAACCCTGACACTTCAATGACTATAGGAGATACTATCGTCTTAGGTCGTATTGATAAACCAACTGTGGCACATGAATACGGTCATATATGGGACAGCGTTGCAGGTGACCAAGACTCATATATCAAAGCAATTTTATCGGATGCTCAAAAAATTGATGATACATTAACGCCAGATGATTTGTATAGTGATTATTCAAGGTCATTATATGACACCGATAATGCTATTGGTATTAAAGAAGACCTTGCAGACAGCGTATCTGATTATATTGCTGACCCAAAAACTTTTAGGGAACTATATCCAAACAGAGCTGCTGAAATAGAAAAAATGATTGGTAATGCTTCCATATCCCGAGAAGAACTTGCCCAACTGGTTACGAAACAAAGAAAACTATCAGAGTCGGTGGCACAGATACCAAGAACTGAAGCTCAAATCACTAAGATGGTTCAAGACATAGATAAGTTCGCATTTGAGATGACTTGGCAACCAGGTGAAAAGACCTATCAGTCATTCCGTGGTAATTTAAATGCTTTATTTGAACAAACTAATTGGAAGACTAAACAATGGCAAGAGCAAGTAGCTACAATATTTAAGGACCTTGATGAAGAGGCTAGAAAACAAATAATGGACGCTGCAGCTCAGATAACGGGTACTGAGATACCAAATGCTAAAGTTGGTTATGATAAAAACCCAGGACAATATAGGTTCCCTGTAGACCCTGAGACAGGTAAATTTGACTTTATACCCCAGGATATTGATACTCCTGAGTTTAAGCGATGGTTTAATGGTAGTAAAGTTGTTGATGAAAATGGCTCCCCATTGATAATGTATCATGGTACTTCATCGAAAGAACCATTTACTGTATTTAATACCAATCCTCCAAAAGATGTGGGAGCCCATTTTGGTACTAAAGATGCTGCTAAAAGTATACTAGCTGGTAGTTTTGAAGCTACAAAAGATACAAATAATATGTTAGTTGACGTATATCCTGTCTACCTAAGTATTAAAAATCCCCTTGAGGTTCAAGATGCCTTCGGTGGGGATGTAGCGGGAACAGCTCTTGAGATACACGATGCTCTACAGGCTAGAGGTGCTAACCTGTATGACTTAACAGAGAGACTTAAAAAACAAACTGAAATATTAGATAATTGGCCTGGTATGGAAACAGAATATATGGGTATGACTTGGGATGAGTTTGCAGCTAGTAATAGAGAATTAGACAAGTATGCTGTGGAAATTGCTAAAAAGAACGGCTTTGATGGCTTAGTATATGAGAACATATTTGAAGGTGATGTATTTGGTGATAATCTATCTTGGGTTGCATTTGAACCAAACCAAATTAAGTCAGCCACAGGTAATATAGGTACTTTTAGTAAGAATTCTGATAATATACTATATGCTGAGATGTCCTCTCGAGGCGATAATATAAAGTATAACCAAATTACCAAGGAATGGAAAAAAACTTGGGAACCATACTATCAGGTCAAACAAAAAATGTTAGAGCCCGGTGAGATAGACATTAACCCACAGAGAGTTCTCTCTGATGGGGAGCCTGGTAGGTATAGGTTACCCACCAATGAGGTTGCTAATAAATACCCAAGACATAGTTTCGATATAATTGACAAGAAGACTGGGAGTGTTGTAGCAAGTATTGAAACTCATAGGACTAGCCCTCCTACTCACACTGAGGCCATAAGGAGAGCCTTCCAGGAAAACCCCGAACTAGCCACTAAGTATAATATATCTCCTGAGCCCGAACTTAAACCCCTAAGGCCCCTGTTTGATGATAACCCCAATCAGGCACACCTCTTTAGAATAAGAGATGCAAAGGAAGTATCTTATACCGATGCTCATCCACGCTATGGGTACTTCTTCACAGAAAGTCTAGATGACCTGGAGGGTTGGAAACATGAAATACTCCAGGATTGGATGGACGACACCAGTGCTGAGGTAGTTGAGGGTCTCTACGATATTACTATAAAGGACTGGGACAGTGCAGAGCATCAAAGAGCAGTCTATAATAGGTTGTTAGAGGCCGGACTAAACCCGGAGAAATGGGTACTTGAGACCACTGATAAGACAGCTGTGGAAATAAGAGGGGTAGGGGCACTAGTAGAGGATTTTGAGGAGGGCTTCTATGATGGCTATGTGACTATAGGAGAAGTCCTAGACATGATGAAATCAATCGATATCCCCGATGAGCTAGCACCTAAAATACTCGGGGGTCAAGCTTTCAGGAGTAACTTAAATGATGATTTTGCTGGTGAGGTCTTTGTGTTGGGGAAGCCCAAGGCCATCAAGGAAGGCATCCATCAGCTCCCACAAGGCAAAGATGTTGACTGGAATAAGATATCTTTCCCCCAATCTATCAAACCCCTGTTTGCCCAGAAGGAGGGTATTGAACTTTCACCGGAATTTAAAGACTTTATTAGAAGTAAAAAAGCCCAGATTGTAACCCATAAGGGTACTAATTTATTCTCTAGGTCTACCACTAAGGATTGGGCTTATCCAACTGAAGAATTTCTCCAAAATATCAAATCTGTGGGGGGTATTGATATAGACACAATGGTTGATGAGATTGTATCGAGCATAGATAAGTATCAGGAGAATGGGTGGATAACTACATACAATATAGATAGACTTCTAAAGGAAAAACTTGGCATTGGTAATGATGTATCTATTAGGGAGTATTACCCATTATACCCTGCAGTTAGAGATAAAGTACTTAAAAAGCTATACCCAGACTCATATTTAATTTTAGAAAGACTAGATGATTATGCACCTGGTTTAGCTAGGCCTATAAGTGGGCCTGAAGATTTACTGGAGTGGTTAGGTGAACCGGAAGATATTGATATAAACGATGTTGAGAGTATGGTTGGATATTTTGAAGACTATATCTTCGATGATAATAATTTTACTACTAAAGAGCAGCTTGAAGATTTTGTAGGCAAATATTTAGATGCTATAGGTTCAGAAATACAACCTGATACTCTTATGTATTACTTTAAGGGTCAAGGAATGTTTAGTGCCGACTCACCCATGGTTGAGGAAGCCTACTCTGATATGTTCCAAGATATACTTGAAAAGCTTAATGGTAATGATAAAACGCCCCTGTATGCTCAACAAGAGTTCCCGATATTTATGTCTAAATTAGAAGAAGTTGTCGATAAGATGCCAAATCGTATGTCTGTGGAAGAGTTCAAGAACTACTTAGCTGGTAAACAAGTTAAAAAAGAAGAGCTTAAATGGACATTTATAGACGATTTGCTTGAGGGTAAAACTCATGTGACTAAAGCTGAAGTTCAAAAATGGGTAGCTGGGAATAAACTTGAAGTACAGGAAGTGTGGTATACTAGAGGTAAACCGAGTTTAATTGATATACCCGATAATGCAGAGGATTTGGCAGACTTAACAGATTACTGGGTATTTGACGATATTGATTACTTAGTTGAAAATAGATTAGACGAATGGCATGAAGGCTCACTGGATGGATTCTTCACTGATGATACTTGGCTCAATAATTTAACACCTGAAACTATGTCTGATATGCTTATGGGTGATTTATCGGACTTTATCGTAATGGATAGAGTTAATAATAGATTAAATGAGCAACAGATAGCTGAATTGGCTGAAGAGGCGTATAGCAATTTTGAAGGTTTTGATATAGACCCACCATTTACTTATGAAGAATTCTACCCAGTATTCAGGGATAGAGCCCAACAATTTACTACGAGACAACTTGAGGGTATAGTAGACCAAAATGGTACTCAAATGTTAGAACATTATGCAGAAGATAATACTAGACACTCGCGATATACTCAACCTGGTGGGGAGGACTATACTGAATTAGTGTTTACTTTACCTGAGGGCTATGATATACCAATGGGGAAATCAGATTTATATTATATATACAATGCTATCACTGGTGAAGTAAAAGAAGGTCCTTTAGAAGATATATCTAAAATAGTTAATACCTCCGATGGTGAATGGTCAGACCCCGTAGCAGTAAAGCCCAATAATGGGAGTTCATTCAAGTATAGGGCTCACTGGGGTGACCTGAACAATCCTGTGGCCCACACAAGATTTGATACTCGATATACCGAAGACGGTAGAAAGGTATTATTTATTGATGAGATACAATCTGACTGGCACCAAGCTGGTAGAGATTATGGGTACAGAGATTTAAACTGGAAGTCTTTCAACCAGCTGGTTGAAGACGCTGGGGTTAAGTTCCAAAAAGCCGGAATCTCGTTAGACTACTCCTTTGGCGCATATGATAGGCCACCTGAGTTCAGTATGAGGAAATGGGGCACACAGGAGAGTATTAGCCCAGATGACCTGCCTCCCGAACTAAGAGCTATCTGGGACGAACTAGACACAAGACGTCATACGGCTATGGAGGAGACTCTCCAAATTATAGGCAAATCTAACACTGTTCCCGACGCTCCCTTTAGAAACACCTGGGATGAGTATGTGCAGAAACGTCTTTTAAGGTATGCTGCCGATAACGGGTATGATGGTATAGCTTGGTCCACAGGTAGACAACAGGCTAATAGATGGCATCAAGCCATAACTGAGAATATTGATACTATTCAATATAATCAAGATAGTCAATGGCTAAGGGCTTATAAAAACAATGAGGAAGTTCTGTCTAGACGAATACCAAAAGAAGAGTTATCAGAAACTGTGGGGAGTGATATAGCCCGTCAATTACTCGATACTACCCCTGATACTTTTACAATTCAACCTATTAACAAGAACCCTAATACTGAAGGACTAATTGATAGAATGCCCCCTGATATGGATGCTGTAGAGATGCTTAGATGGATGGATGAGCAACCTGAATATAAAGCTTCAGTTCCTTACGACAGCATAGAGAAGCCCACATCTTATCAAGTAGTTGACCAAAATGGTAACGCTTGGGGTTATATATACCATAGTGAAGAGGCCGCTCAAAAAGCTATTGATGACTTACAGGTGATGGGAGAAACAATGAAAACTGTCTCCGGTACCAACATAACAGTTGGTGGAGAGGGTATGAGAAAGTTCTATGACCAACAGATACCTTCAAACTTCAAAAAATTAGGCAAGAAGTTTGGTTTGTCCATCGATGAGGTTGAACTCGATTTCTCAGGTGTCTCAGAGACTCATGGCATAGCTAATAATATAGATGAAGTGGATGATGTAGTAAAATACTACTCTGAAGGCGATGAGGCCGGTGGTATGGGTTCAGCTGAGGATTTTATAGACTTTAATATTGAAGAAGGTGACTTTGATATTGAGAACAGTTCACCTGATGAGATTAAGGTTTTTGTTAAAGAGCTATTTGACTATGACGGTCTATTCTTAGACTCAGCCAATGATGTTGAGAATATGATAAAAGGTTCTCAAAAAGTATTAAGAAGGTTAGATATTGAGCTTAGTCAACTAGATATACAGGAAATGCGTGAAGCTCTAACAGCAAGGGTTAGACCAGCACCTGATGGGTTCCAATGGTATGATGAAAGTGGTGAGATTGGGTTTATTACTCGTTACAGTAATAAGTCAAATAACCTGTCTAAACAACAAGGTATATGGTTAGACCCAAAATCAAGGCAAGCCATAAGACAACAATCATTCCCATTATATGCCAAACAAGACGCACAAGGACCTGTGGATAATTTAACAGCCGGTTGGTCCGATAGACAAATAACAGCCTTAGATAACTTCTTAAAATGGAGAAACTCAGTTGTTAAACAATACAGACAACTTGGTATTCCAATCAATGAGCTTGAGAAATATGTGCCTTTTATACCAAAGAGAGTACTTAGGGGAGAAGAGGCTGATGTAGTTAAAACTGTCTTCGGTACAGGTGTTGAACAGGCCACAGGAGATAATTTTGATACTCTTCTGGCTGAATTATCCAAAATGGACCCGAACTTAAGGCAAAGGACTACAAAAGCTACTAGACCATCTGAGGTCAATAAATTACTTAAGTCAGATTGGTTAACTGAAGATGCTGCTGTAGCAATGAGTCTTCGTGGTACAAGAGCTATAAAAGCTCAGGAGTTCAGTAAATTTGGTGATGAGTTTATAGCAGAGTATGGTCTTCATGCTACTGATATAACTAAAATGACTGGTGGCTCTGTCCCTGAAGGATATGTAGCATATAAAGTAGGGTTAGACCAAGAAGGTAACAAGATATTCCAGCAAGCTCGTGATATAGTTGGAACTACTATGGACGATACTGAGATAATCTTCTTACCTGAAGAAATGGTTAACTTATATAATGAGTACCTTGGTATTATGTTTAATAAACAAAAGAAGAATGGCTTGGTTCAAATTTATGACAGTATGTCTAGACTATATAAGAAAGCTGCATATCTGTGGAACCCAGGTCATGTATTCAGAGATTTTCAAGGTAACGTATTTAATAACTACCTAATGGGTGTTACTGACCCTATGGAGTATGCTGAAGGATTGAGAGTACTGAGAGGAGCTGAAGGTTTTCTTGATACTCCTAATGGCCAAATACCTTATAGAGACATATACGAAAAGGCTCAGAAAATGGGTATCATAGACTCAGTAATGGCGCATGAGCTACCTACCTTAACAGGTAAAGTAGAGAGTGGTTATTCAAGAACAATGAGAAAGGCTACTTATGCAACAGATGGCTGGACCAGAACAACAGGCTTTATTCACAACTTAAAGCAAGGACAGTCATTCGAGCAAGCGGCAGCTACAACTAAAAAATTCTTGTTTGATTACTTCGACTTGACTCCTTTCGAGAGGAAAGTCATGAAACGTATAATTCCATTCTACACATGGACAAGGAAAAATATTCCACTACAGTTAGAAGTATTAGTTAAAAACCCAAGAGTATTTGCAAGAATTAATGATGTTCAAAATGCTATAGCTGGTGAGAATATTGATTGGAAAGAAAAACCTGAGTATATCCAAGATATGGTTGGTATACAGCCTAAAGGTAGTGATATGTATGTAGGTATGAGCTTACCATACCAAGACTTAACTAGACTCCCTATAAACTCTAATACTCTTGCTGATTTACTATCAAGTATAAACCCAATTATTAGAGTTCCTATTGAGTCTATAACTAATCAGAAATGGTGGACAGGTCAAGAACTTGAAAAATACCCTGGGGAGAAGACAGATATTCCTGTACTAACAACTTTATTAGAGATGTTAGGTCAAGAACAAGGACCACAGATAGGAGCTAGGTACGGTGGAAATGTATTGAATAATATACCAATCCTTACTAGGGCTGGTAATTTATTAGATGCAGTGAGTGGAAAAGAGACTAACGATGTGAGAAACTTATCTAGAGTTTCAACAACAATGGGTGGACCTGCATTCTTCGATGCAGCATCTGTGGAGAATTCTGCTGATTGGCAAGAACGTCAAAGATTAATCGACTTAATTCAGTTACTACAAGATGAAGGTTATAATATTCCGACATCAGGTGAAGCTAGAAAAGAGGGGAGATATAGAAAACTTTCCAGATTATTGAGTAGATAATCTATGCAGGCGTTAAAGGTAGCTCTCCTCCCTACCTTTAACGCTGAAAAAGAAAGGAGAAATAAATGGAAGAAGCAAAAGTTAAGTTTGTCAAAAATATAGCTGAATTATTTAAAGTGAAGACTATAATTACTTTAATGGTAACCTCTGCTATAACTTATGGCTTTATCAAAGGCCTAGTACCTGTGGAATTATATGCAACTTATGTTGGGTCGATTATTACTTACTACTTTACTAGAAAGGAAGATAAAGAATGATTAAACTAAATAACTTAGTAGTTGAAATGCAGACTCAAAATGAGTGTTGGAAAGATGGTCGAATGCTTCCATCTGTGGAAGGTATTTTAGTTCATGCTACTGCCACACCAGGAGTAAATGCTAGAACTTTCTCCAAAAGGTGGAATAGACCCGGTATCGAGAAAGCCGTCCATGCCTTTATTGACGATACTGAGATAATTCAAAACTATCCTTGGGATAAGAGAACCTGGCACTCAGGCTACAACCCCAATACTGGTAAAAGGGCCAATGATACTCACATAGGCTTTGAGATATGTGAACCTCCGGGGCATACCTACAATGGTGGACAAATGGTAAACTACAATCCTATAAAATATGCCTCATATTTTAATATGGCCTACAATAATGCTATAAATTTCTGCGCTTATATTTGTCAAATGTTTAACTTAGACCCTTTAAAGCCAGGAGTAATTATAGACCATACAGAAGGTTATAAACTAGGAGTAGCCTCTAACCACAGTGATGTTATGCACTGGTTCCCATACCATGGTAAGAATATGGATATATTTAGAAAGGATGTGGCAGACCTATTGGAAAAAGAGAAGAAGGAGACTAATGATAATACTCCTGACAATTACGCTAAAGAGGCTATAGATTGGGCAGTGGCTAATAATGTCTTAAAAGGTGATTTAAGTGGAAACTATATGCTCCACAGTAATATAACTAGGCAAGATGCCATTGTCTTCATGAAACGGGTGTATGATTTAATAAAATGATGATAAAATAGTTCAATTTAGGGTCATTTAAATGCCTTTTGAATATGACTTTTATAATCATTTGAATATTATATCATTAAAAAATTTGAGAATAATGTATAAAAAAAAAGGAGAGGGGGGAACTCTCCTTTTTTATAGGGGAAATGTTTATGAAGTCAACCTATTATAGGTCTTCCTCTAGGTCGAAATCATCTAAATCAATAGGTGCAGCATTTGTCTGTGGAACATCAAATGGAGTTTCAACTTTAGCTTTTTTCTCAGCTTTAGGGGCATTTTTCTTTGCTGTGTAAGCATCTAATACAGCCTGAAGCTCAGGAGATCCTTTTTCCCAAACATAAGTTTGGCCCTTTTCTTTGGTCATGTCTCTGAAGTTCTTCCTTAAGAACATTCTTAGATCTCTTGCAGTAATTCCAAGCATAGCAGCTACGTCAGCACTTCCAACCTGATTAGCACCAATTTTTGGTTCTTTCGGAGCTTTTTCTTTCTTTTCTTTCTTTTTCTTCTCTTCTGTCCTCTCTACTAATTCCTGTTCCATTGCGTCTATTTCTTCTACGTCCATTTCATCCAAGTCTTCTACAACTTGTTCTACGGGTTTTACTAATTTAGCCATAATTTCTCCTCCTATAGGCTTTTTTTTTATTAAGATTGTAATTACATTATATCAGAGTTCCGATGATTTGTCAACCCCTTTTTATTAAATTTTAACAAATATTTTCATCCCTGATATCTAATGCCTCTTTAACTGAATATGCAACTCCTGTTCTTGCTCCGGCCTGTTTCAAGGCATCTAAAGTGAGAGCCTGCAATCGAGTTGGTGTCTCACCGGTCATCTTTAACTCGATTGCAATAAATCTCCCATGCCAGCATCCGATTATGTCAGGTATTCCTGCAGCCTGAAATAAACCCCCATGTACTTTCATCCACCAACCCCCATCAGCTCGAAGCCGAGAGAGGACTTTCTCTGAGAGAAGTGTTTCAGGTTTCTTTGCCATTGTATTCTCCTAGATATCTATCTCATCATCTTCCAAATCGAATGGGATCTCTTCCTCTTCCTCTATAGGAGGAGGTGTCAATACAGCATTAGTAGCAGTCTTATTTTCATCCACTCTTACCCAACCATTACTGCCTTTAACTACTCTGTAACATTCATCAACTTTTAATGACTTTTTCTTCTTGCCGTCTTTCTCATACTCATCATGATATGTGGTAACTCCAATGATTTTACCTACGCAAGTATCTGTATTTACTTGGAATGCTGCCTTAGGGACTTCATTACCACAGGCTATCATAAAGTTTCTTAAGTTAAATAAAGCATTGGGAGCAAAAGAAGTTATATGATAAATCTTAGTGCCTTTATATTCCCCAGTTCCAATAGTTAAAGTCCAATTCAAATATTTGCCTTTTGGCCCATCTTTTAATTCGACTCCTGTTACTTTACAAATATAATCTCCTTCAGGTGGAAGGGTAAAACCTTCCCCTACTCCTGTAAAGTCTACATTAAATTTCGCCATTGCTTTCTCCTTTCGGCTTGTAGCCACCATTCATAATTTTTATTAGTGCGTCATAAGTCGGGTTGACTATTGACTTAGGTGTTTGAGCACCTATTGGTAATCTTATTTTAGCTAAGTAAGTAGGTCCCGGTGCAATTCGTAGGCAAAACTTAGTTCTTGTTTTACCTGTTTCAGCGTTAACAGCTTCATTGACATAAGTTCTCCCAATAATATCAACTGCAGCCCCTAGTATAGCCCTAACAGAAGGTGTAACCTGTGGGTAAACTGATGAGTCGTCTGAGTCTAAATCCTCTTCTTTGTCTCTCTTCTCCTGAGCTATAAAAACTACATTCATTGGAAGGTTTCTGAAGTCAATTAACCATCGTTTCATTATCTGAGATAAACCCCCCCAATCTCTTCGAGTTGGCATGTCCATATCTTTAGAAAGCTCAAAATCAGCTTCCTTATTCATAATATATCTCATAGCCACCTCTTGTAAAGTTGTAACATTATCAATAACTACTGTCTTAAAGTCGTGTTTTCCTGACCTTAAGTACCAGTAGGCTTGAACAAACATCTCAAAAGTATCAACTGCTCTCTTCTTACATTTACCATCTTCTGAGGCTAATACTCTTGTACCCCTTTCATTTACGTCTAATATCAATACAGGCCCTGGAAATGTACCTGATATGGTTGTCTTTCCTGTACCATTTGGTCCGTATAATAATGCCTTGATATTCTCTTCTGACTTTAATGTTATGTCCTCAATTCCTTGTTCAAATTCTGAAAAGTCACCTAAGTCCACAGATACTGGTGCCTGTGTTGTCATGTTATCTGGAACTGTGTCCATCATTGTTGAGTCTTCTAAGTCTAAATCAAAATCAGTCGATATCTCCATCGCTTTCCTTGCCATCATCATCCTCCTCTACATCAAAATTTAGTTTTATTAAAGTGCTTGTGTCATATCCTTGAACTTCAGCCAGACATAAGTCTCGATATTCGCATTTAGGTCGGTCACAAGTCCAAGATAGGTTTCGTGTTATATGTTGGGTCCCGCTCATCATTAGTATTTGGTGTCCTGTGGTTATCATGTCATTTATAATGATTTGCTCCATCTCTGGTGTTCTTACTATCGGTATTCTTTTGTAGAATACATTGGTGTCCATATACTCCAGCATATCTTGATAGTCAGCTGGGTCTCCTCCAATCTTCTTGATACACTCAAGGTAGGTGTACCTATCGCATTTAATCTTTCTCTTCGATAATGTGCCATTTTTAAGTACTTCAGGTATTGTCGGTGGAGCTGTTTTTAAATAGTCAAGCATAATACCCTTCACTTGTGATGGCTCATATCCTAAAGTAGGTCCAAGATATTGCATTACCCTAATATAGACAGTTGTCTGAACATCAGTCATTCTGAACTCCTCTGTGGGTATATCTCTCTTAGCTGTTTTATGTTCAAAGCACCATATACTGTTATCTGTGGTATCCAATACTATTAAGTCGATAATACCAACTAATACAATCTTGGTACCTTCAAGTCGTACTCTAAACGGAACTTCAGCGGCTATAGTTTTATACCTCTTGTCTGACTCCAGGTAATAATAATGATAGCCCCTCATAATACGAAAAGCATCGTTTGGTATATCACCAAGTTCAACTCTTTCTTCTTCAAATAGTTTAGCCCATTCGTTTACCTTAAAATCTTTAATAGCTTGAACCCAGTTTTGTCCTTCAGCCCTTTTCTCAAGACATTCATGTATTAAACCACCCAGTGTTAAAGGTCTTGCCTTTGACTTAGGCCTTAATTTTCGCACATACTTATAGTCATGAGCTACTTGACAACCTTTCCATTTCTTTGCCTTAGACACAGATAATTCAAGAACACCAAGCTCATCGCAATCACCTATATCTATGGAAACTTTACCTTCTTTAAGTTTCATGATTTCCCCTTTCTTTTAATGTATAATTAATTATACAAGAATTTTATACAAATGTCAACTCCGAAATTTATTTAAAAAATTGATACGGGATATCCCAATCGGGGTCAAAATAATTATCTCTCCACTCGTCTAAGAAATATTCTATTTCAGTAAGTCTTAAATATGATACTATATTACTTTTTAAGTCAACTACAGCTACAGAGTCTATATTTAATTTAATGTTTTCGCTAAGAGTTTTATAAGTTGTAGTAACTCCTATCGTATCATACGGAGAGTCATCCTTCATCTTTATCACAAATATATATCTAATCTTATGCGGTGTCTTGTTTATCTCTGTGGCATTGGCTCTCAAATTTTTTACTTTCATCCTATCACCTCCTAATAATCATAATGTCTCCCAAACTCTTCATATTCTACACATCTGAACTCATC